AATCGTCACGCATCGCCCGCGCCGCCCTTGGGGAGACGTGACCCAACTTCCCCGCCCCTCTGTCCTGTGATATGAGGGGCTAGAGCGCGCGACATCCGGTGTAGGATCGCAACCTGCACGCAGTCCAGCCTGTGACGCTGGCCGCGCTCTGTCCTTCCCCACCAAAAGGCCCCGCCAGTTTCCCAGCGGGGCAGTTGGCGTAGAGCAGGATGCCCGTTGACGCTCGGGCGGGCGAACCCCAGGCTGGGGATTACTGACAGGCCGCGTCAATCTGCCGGATCAGCAGCGCGCCCGTGACCACCGACCGGTTCCCGCCATCCGCCGCCAGCGCCGCCGCATGATTTGTGCGGGAGGCGGCCGTAGCATCACAGATCGCTGTCTCGCTCACCACGCTGGCGCAGCCAGTCGCGCAGCACAGCAGGATCGTCGCCCACATCCACTTCATCGATCCGTCTCCGTGTTTCCCGATATGCCTCGTCCGCTTCCTGAGCGGCCCGCTGGCGGGCATCTCTGCGTCCGGCGGCATAGACCCCGAGCAAGGCCAGAAGGACGCCAGCGAGCGCAGCCAGCCAGCCTTTAAAGCGACTAAAAGCAGAAACCAAATGCGCCACTCCCATCACCATTTAACCTTGTCAGCCCAGTAAGCAGCAGACATCTTGCCCTTTGCAATGTTCTTGGCATGCCGAGCCTTAAAGGAAGCTCGCTTCTTCTTCATTGCATCAGACTCACCAGCTTTAGGTTTGCCAGCAGTCTTTGCGCCCTGCTCCCCAAACCGAATGGTCTTAACTTTGTCACCTTGCTTGGCGACAACAACATGGCTTTTGGTTGGATGATTAGGAGTGCGCTTTGGCTTGTTGACTCCTTCAACACCAGCACGCTTTACAGCAGATGCAACCTTTTGCTTAGTCGAATCACTCATCCTGTCTGCCTCCTTACAAAACTACCGAACGCCCTCAGCCCACCGGCGCAGGCGTTCCCGCGCGATCCAGATCAGCAGCAGCCCGGCCAGCACCGCCGCGCCGATCACGACAAGCTGCGCCGTGCCGTCCAATTGAGAGATGGCCGTTGCCGCCCCGGTCGCACCCGCAATCGCGGTGCCGGCCGTGGCCTGCAACGTGGTCGATTTGGCAGGCGTGCTGCGCGGCATTCGCATCCGGCGAACGCCAAGCAAGCGGTCCTTGCCATAAGCCGCAATGCTGACCTTGTTGGACTGGTTTCCGCCGAGGACCATGACATTCTGCCCAGCGGTGCCCGCGAAGAAACCGACGTGCCCCTGCCAACCGTCAAGCGAACCGCGCCAGAATACCACGACATCGCCATGCTCCGCATCCGTCAGATTAATCGGCTCGCCCCATTCCAAGAAAGAACGTGCGTTCAGCTTGCCTGTGCCGCGAAGGCCGCACTCGGCCAGCACCGCATTAACGAAAGCCGCGCACCACGGCGTTTCGTCGTCCTGCACCCATTCATGTCCGGACGCCCTAAACATCGCAACAATGGCGGGGTTGTGCTTCGAGCCTACGACTTCCGAGACGCCGACGTATTCCTTGGCCTTGCCGTAAACAATCTGCATCATCTCATTTCCCTCAGAAACCGCATGATCTCGTTGACGGTCGTCTCTACCCGCTCAATGCTGGCCTGCTGCGCGGCAATGCGCTCTTCCAGCCGGGTGATGGCTTGATTGTCGAGGATGCGCCCGCTCTCGATAGCGGAGATGCGCGTGGAGTGCGCCTCCTGCATCGTCGCCAGCGACTTGACATGCGAATTTAAATTGCCCGCCCACCAAAGCCCGCCGACGCCGTAGCCAATCAGCACTGTGAGAATGCTGACAAGCAAGCCATACTCCTTGGCCCAATGGCGGCGCTGTTCGTCGTTTGGCATGTCACCCCTACCTGTTGCTCGGGCTGCGGATCGTCGCCGGGTCGATCAGTTCCACACCGCCGACCTCATAGGCCAGCGTCAGGATCAGGGCCACCGGAACGCGCTTGTCTAGATGCCAGTCTGCCACTTGCCACACCCATCGGTTGCCCGGCGCTGTCACGGCCAATAACTGTCATCCATGAAGTCGGTCGGGATCGGGTCCATTGCTTCGATCTGGTCAGACGCAGCGCGGATCGCAGCGACCTGCCCCCAGATGGCGTTGCCCGCGTCCCATGCCGCCTGATCTTCCGGCGTCCAGTTTGCGGTGCCCTTGTGCAGAAGCTGCGTAGCCTGGGCTGTGAGGTTGCGTTGCTTCCATTCAGGGATGACGGCCACGATACGCCGGTAGGCTTCCGCCTTCACGCCTTCCGCCGTAGCGGGCCGGTCTTCTGTGACGTAGGTTTGCGTCCAGACGCCAGCGACCTGCTCAACAGGCCCCTTGACGACACGCTGCCAGCGTTCCGGCGCAGGCTTGGCGCCCTTGGCCAGCGGGTAGATGTCCCACTCTGCAAGGCGCTCATCGCTCGGTTCAGCCGGAAAGCTGACTTGCGGGTTGTCCCGGCGCAGATCGCGCAGGCTATAGATCGTCGGTGTGCCGTTTATGATTTTAACGTATGCCATTGTTTATCCCCATGAAATTGCGATCAGGTGCAGGTCCGCCGCTTCGGCTTCACCGGCGGTGGGGCTGGAAAATGTCGCGGTGATCGTGCGATTGCTTTCCGACGACATGCTGCTATTGCTAGCCGTGCTGGTTTGCAGGCCAAGATTGCCCCTTGTTTCAGCCGTTTCTGTCAGCCCCGTCCACGCTACGTTATCCCCTGTCTCTACGTAATTCCCGATCCCCCAGGCGATACAGCACCCCCCGTCAGGAATGTTGATGATGCCGCTCACGAAGTCGTTGACGCCGCCCGTGTCGGACGTAACAAGCGTGTCGTGGGGCGTAGAGGACGTGTGCCCGGCAATTTGCCACGCGCACCAAATCAATTCTTGGAGCGTGTCACTAAGGGTAACAACGACCTCGACGGTGCCGCTGGATACTCCTGTGGCATAAGAAAGGCCGACAAGGGCCGATCCAGCGCCAGACGCGGCAATACTCAAATTCGTGGCGGTTTGCCCGTCGATTGTCACGCTGGACACGCTGGCCGCGTTTGACGCATTGGCCTCGTTCCCGGCGTAGCATACAGCAACAAGCCCACCATCACCCGCCGGGACGTCGAAGGTATAGGCGGATCTATCTGTCGCGTCGTCGTTGAACACGTCTAATGGATCAACATTCGTCGCCGTCACGCTTGTTCCGCCGGGCTTGGCCTTTATCAGCCCCGAATATGGAAGGATCAACGGCATGTATTAGGCCCCGTTGGCCGCGTGGCCGTAAAGCGTGGTCCCGGCTTTCCACACCTGCACAACCGTCTTGGCGGCGGTCTGAAGCGTCGGGGCCGTCGCACTGTCACTCGTCCATGTGATCGTCGGCCAGGTGATCGTGTAGGCGGTGCCGTCGTCGATCATCAGGATAACGGCCTCGCCGTCCGCAAGGCTGTCCGTCATGCTGGTGACATTGCCGGTAAGCGTGATTTCCTGAAGCAAGCCGTTGGCCGGGTCGAGCGTGACGCTGCCCGTCCAGTTGATGCTTTCCGTGTCGATGGTCAGCCCGTCTTGCAGGACGGCAGCCGTCAGCGTCTTGTTGGTGAGGGTTTCCGCCCCCGCGAGCGTGGCAAAGGAACCGTCAGTCAGCGCGGTGTTGAACTCGGCGGTGGTCCCCGACACGGTGTTCGAACCAAGCGCTATGGTGGTATTCGTTAGCGTTTTCGTTTCGGCGGCAAGATCAGCAACCACATTCGCCCATGTGATCTTCCGGTTCGCAGGCGTCGTCGCCACGTTCACAACAGCATGCAGCAGGTCCGCAGGATCAAGAGCCGTTGTTGCCGTCAGTGCACTCAGTTTTGTGTCAGCCATCTATTATGTTCCGCTTTCAAGTAGTAGCCTGTCGCCGGTCTCAAGTAGCAACTTGTCCGACGCCGTTTCCAACAAGAGAAAGTAGGCGGGCGCACCACCACCCCCACCGCCTGAGCCAATCACCCCAAACGGCGACAGGAACCCAGCAAGCGGCGAGACAATCTCACGCATGGCTGACGAAAACCTGAACCGCCTTGTCAGAATAGGCATACACCCGGTCGGGCGTCGTCAGCCCAAGGAACAGATCGGCGAGAGCGACGTTGCGCTCGCCCTGTCCCGGGTTGTAGCGGATCGACCCGTCAAAATCAGTCGGCGGCGTGGCCGACGTGGTGCCCGCCACATGGATGTGGTGCGCGCCACGGTTCTGGAAGGTGATGTTGGTGATGTCGCTGTCTGTCAGAAGCGTCCATGCGCCCGCAGTCAGCTGGATCGTGGTGTTCTGTGCCATGTCAAGCCCCGGTCATTTCGGTTGCTAGTTTACTATTGCACGTTTCTCAGGCGATTACAGCCCCCACCATGACGGGGATGAACCCCCGATTGGGGAAGGTCTCGACTGAACCATCCCCAAACGTAACTTCAAACTCTGCCTCGTAGCGCCCC